GATGGATAGCTGATATTGACAGAATATACACTAAATGATAAAAGACGTACACAAGTGGGAACAAGCAGTAATAACCTTATTGAATTTAGATGGGTGGAACTTAAAACACACAGGCGAGGGTTTTGAGCATTACGATGCAATAGGCACGACACCCAAAGGCAAAGAATGTATAATAGAATTTAAGTTCAGAAAAAAATACTACAAAGAAAAGATGTTAGAGGTTTACAAGTACGATAAGCTGATAGAAACAGGTAAGATAGCATTATACTTTGTGAACGACCCTAAAGGAAACTATATGTATTGGCTCAACAACCTAAAAGACCTAAAGAGCAAAGATATGTATTGTCCAGACACAACGCTATGGACAAAAAAGAAAGTATTAAAGCCCTGTTATTTGTTAGACGAAGCCCAAGCGTCAATAATTAATTTAAGTGATTTTAAGAAGTAAAATAAAAATTTTCGTAAATTTTCGTAAAAAGTTTGTTTATAATTCGTTTATAATTTCTATATTTGTATTGTTAATATAACAAAAGTTCTTTAAAATACTTTGTGAGGCAATTCACACAACGGAAAACAAAACGGTCAACTTGGAAATGATACTTAGTACAGAACCGATGCCGAAATTAAGTAGGCACTCACCTTAGGGAGTGATAAGGAAAGGATAGTTAAACAAGCGCTGACAGAATAGGCATACCCAAGCGAGGTATAGGAGTTATTTGAAAGATTAGTAATGAAATTAAATCGTACCCTGCCTATGGGCGAGTTTGATAACAGCAGGTGGTTTAGAGGCGTTGAGCAGTTGCTCATTAACTTGCAAAGTATTTATAGAATGTAAAACAATAACAAAAAACAATTATTATGAAAGCAAATTTAACTAAACTAAACAACTTAAAAGAAAAGCTAACAGAAAAGTTAGAAGCTATGGAATGGGCAATGGACGAAAGGTCTGAAAGATGGCACGAAAGCGAAGCTGCTCAAATACACGAGGATAAGATGAATGCTTTAGATGGCGCTATAATGTCAATACAAGATGCTATAGATGAATTATCAGAAGCCTTTGATTTGCAAGATTTATTTTAAAATCTATGAAAACACAACTAACAGATTTAAAAAAAGAATTAGCGCAGATACAAACTACACTTATACACCTAAAAACAAAAGGTAGTTTAACAGAACGTATAAAGAAACGTTTAGAGAATAGAGAACTATATATAAAAAGTATAATATTTAACATTAGATAAAATGAAGAAAACTAAAACAGGGTTACATATCCAAACAAGAAAAAACAGAATTGAGGTTTACACTAAAAAAGAATTAGAACAACAAGAACAAGAACGCAAAGAGGCACGAGCATTTATTATCCGTATGGCTATATTCTTGTTTGCTTCACTAACGTTTGTATTAGGGTTTATTATTGGTGCAGCTACATAATGGACATACTACAGAAACAAGCATATCACTTGTGGTTTAATTGGTTAGCCGATAAAATAATGGAGTGGAAAGATGCCAAGCCATTAAACACCGACCTTAGAAATTGCGTAAAGGCAATGAATGAAATAGGAATGTTCACAAACGGATTGCAAACAGAGGTTGAGGTGCTACATAAAAGAGTACAGCTGATTAGACAACAAAAAAACGATATGATACAAAAACAAAGAGAACAAATAGAGGAATTAGAAAACAAATTAAAACAATACGAGATATGAATATTTGGGACGATTACATAGATGCACCAGACGAACTAAGCACCTGTAGAATGTGCGACACAGAAACTAACGGACAAACATACTGTTCAGAAACTTGTAAAAATTATGACCTTGAATAAAATAAGATTATTAGACGGTAAGCTATACGACAAAGCAGAGTTGCTTAAACGTATGTTAGATGACGATTTTTACTATGGCGAACTAAATAGATTAGCACTTAGCAGTAGTAGTCTTAAAACGCTTCTTTCAAGCCCTAAGACTTATAAGTTTAGTTTGGAGTATGGTAGTCCATCAAGCCAAGCATTAAGAGATGGGTGGTTGTTTCACACCGCTATATTAGAGCCAAACGTTTTCGAGGCACAAACCTTTATAGACGTACAGAGTAAGAACACAAAGAAGTTTAGGGAGGCGAAAGCAGAAAACCCAAGAGTGTTTACAGCTAAGGAACGAAGCGATGCAGAACGTTTAGCTGATGCGTTTTTAAGAAACGAACACGCAAAGGAACTAATAAGAGATAGCGAGTTTGAAGTACCTGTAATAGGCGAGGTAATGGATATGCCATTTAGAGGTAAGGCAGATGTATTAGGCAAGGACAAAATAGTAGACCTTAAAACTACAACAGACATAAAGGGGTTTAGCTATTCAGCTAATAAATACGGATATGATGTACAATGCTATTTATATTGTAATTTGTTCGGTAAAAGCCACAAAGATTTTTATTTCTTAGCTTTGGACAAAGGTAGTTTAGATATTGGTATATTTAACTGCTCTGAAGAATTTTATTTCAGAGGCGAAGAAAAAGTAGAAAAAGCACTTGACCTATATAACAAATTCTTTATAGAGGGTGCAGATTTAGATAACTATTGTTTAACAGGGGAGTTATGAAAAAAGAAAAAATAAAATTCATACCTTGTACTGATGAAGATATGCTAAAAAAAGATATAGCAAGAGCAAACAGAAAAAGAACGAATACAAAGCGTATTCGCAAATGGTATAAACACATACAATAAATAAACTATGAAATTTAATTTAAAAATAGAGTACTTAGGAAAAAGAGAAAACAAACACGAAGCGGAAAAGGATATGTATCACTTAACGTTTAAAACTTATAACGCTGAAATTACAGGAAAGTTTGAGAAAAGCGAAATAAGACATTTAATAGAACAATTAGACAACGCAATTATATGAAAACACTTTGGCGCAAAAAAAATGGTAAGTGGTATAAGTTAAAGCCACATACCGATAAGGTAAAATATATAGCTTGTGATGAAACGAGCCAAACAAACTATTATAGTAGGACTAATAAAAAAAGCACATACAGAGAACTATGAGAGCAACATATTTACATTACGAGAATGGTAAGGGCTATGATGTTATAGACTTTATAAAAGACTACAACCTAAACTTCAATAGAGGAAATATAATTAAATACATTTGCAGAGCAGGTAAAAAAGAAAGTGAATTAAAAGACTTAGAAAAAGCTGCTGATTATTTAAGACGTGAAATTGAATACATAAGGAACGAACAAGAAAAATGGATAGAGAAGAACAAGTAATAAACGACAAGCACCTAAACTACTTAAAGAGTGTACTAATAGCGCAATTACTTCTCGAGGCAAACGATGAACTAAAAGGAAGTAAAGCGTTTAGACAAAACATAAAATACCAAGTAGGCAAGACTAACAAACTATTAGAAGAGGTATACCAAGAAGGATTTAATACAGTATACCACAACAACCCAGAGATGTGCATAAACGTCCTCAACAAAATAGATGGCTTAATACACAAAATAAAAACAGCTACTATTGACGAACTTGTAATGATTGATGCCTTAGTAGATAAGTATTTTGAAAACAAAGACGAGATAAACGAAACACAAACCGCAGAATTTACAAAAATAGAATAATGACACTACAACAACTTAAAGAAGAACTAAACAAATACTATAAATTTGATATATCAGAACGTAATAGACAACGTGAATACTCATACGCAAGAAAGGTGTATTGTAGACTTGCACGAGAATTAGGGTACACGTTTCAAGCATTAGGGCAAGAGATAGGATTAAAGCACGATGCGGCGTTATATCATTATAGAGATTTTAAAGTATTACAGGAACGAGATAAAAGGGTATTCAACCAAATAATAAAAGACTTTAATTTACCTATACAACCCTGTGCAACTAAAAAGAGAATAAAGCCAATAGCAGACACGCTTAAAACACAAAACCCTAAGACATATAAAGAGGCACTAATAAACGAACTAATAGACATAGTAAGCAAGTGGGAGGATAACACAATAGAAAACTTTATAAACACACGATTAAAGGTGTACAACAAACTAATAGAAACCACTAAACCACAAAAGAAAATAAAAGAAGTAAAAGGTGCTACATTAAACAGACCTGTTAAAAACCCTGTACTATGCTAATAACAAACGAGGACAATATGGAACTAATGGCAAGGTATGAAGATAATTACTTCGACCTTGCTATTGTAGACCCTCCTTATGGGATTGATGTTACAAAAATGAATATGGGTTCACGCAAAAGAGCAGAACAGGATAAAAAAAAGAATTGGGATAACGCAGTACCTACACAAGATTATTTTAAGGAGTTATTTAGAGTGAGTAAAAATCAAATAATATGGGGTGGTAATTACTTTGAACTTCCCTGCAGTCAGTATTTTTGTATTTGGGATAAAGCGGAAACAATGTATGGTAGAGATTTTGCTGAAGCTGAATATGCTTGGGTAAGAAAAGGGGGAACAAGAATATATAAGAAAAATCCCAACCAATTAAATAGAATACACCCAACTCAAAAACACGTATCTCTTTATGAGTTTTGCTTAATGAATTACGCAAAAGAGGGGGATAAGATTTTAGACACACATTTAGGTAGTGGAAGCATTGCTATTGCCTGTCATAATTTAGGATATGATTTAACAGCTTGTGAATTAGACAAAGAGTATTACGATGCAGCAATGAAAAGAATAGAGCAACACAAAGCACAACAAAGGTTGTTCTAAAAAAATATAATTATGTTTATATATTAGTAAGTTCAGTTAACTAATTAAATACTGATTATGGATAAAAGAAGATTTAATAAAGGTACTAAAGGCAATAAAGGTGGTAGACCAAGCAAAGCTGCCGAGCATAAACTAATAGAACGTTTAGATGCTATAATAGACAAAGACGAAGCATTGGCAAAGTTAGGCGAGTTGGTATCTAAAGGCGATATGAGGGCATTACAGCTATATTTAAGCTATCGTTATGGCAAACCAAAGGAAAGCGTAGACATAAACAGTTCAGAGGGCTTAAACATCAATTTCAGAGATTTAATTAAATTCGTAGACTAACGATTGATTAACGTACATAACAAATACAAGACTATTGTTAGCGAACGTAGTAGGTATTATATTGTAAGTGGTGGGCGTGGGTCTGGAAAATCATTTTCAGTAAACGCCCTTTTGGTAATGCTAACATACGAAGCAGGACACACAATACTATTTACACGCTACACCCTAACTTCTGCATACATATCCATCATACCAGAATTTATAGACAAGTTAGAATTGTTTGGGTTTACACAACACTTTCACATAACTAAGGACGAGATAATAAACAAACAGACAGGAAGTAAAATAATATTCAGAGGTATAAAAACTTCAAGTGGCGACCAAACCGCTAATCTAAAATCATTACAGGGCATTACAACGTGGGTGGTTGATGAAGCAGAGGAACTAACAGACGAACAGAAGTTTGATACTATTGATTTATCGGTAAGACAACAAGGCAAACAAAACAGAGTTATCCTAATACTTAACCCAACTACAAAAGAGCATTTTATATACAAACGTTTCTTTGAGGATAGAGGGGTACAGGAAGGAAGTAATATAACCAAAGGCAATACAACCTATATACACACCACATACTTAGACAACATAGACAACCTATCAAAAAGCTACATAGAGCAAATAGAACAAATGCGAGAACGTAGACCAGAGAAGTACAAACAACAAATGTTAGGTGCTTGGCTAAACAAAGCAGAGGGGGTTATATTTAATAATTGGACAATAGGCGAGTTTAAACGAAAAGGTGTATCGGTATGGGGACAGGATTATGGTTTTGCAGCAGACCCAACAACACTAATAGAAACAAACATAGACACAAGCACAAAAACAATATACCTAAGGGAATGCGTATACCTTCCAAGATTAACAACTTCACAAATAGCTGAACTTAATTTAAAACACGCAAGGGAGGGTTTAATAATAGGCGATAGTGCAGAGCCACGTTTAATAAGCGAAATAAAAGCTAAGGGGTGCAACGTAAAACCATCAATTAAAGGGCAAGGTAGTGTTACATACGGAATTAGTTTACTACAAGATTATGATTTAGTAGTAAGTCCAGACAGTACAAACCTAATCAAAGAACTAAATAACTATCGTTGGTTGGAACGCAAATCAAACACACCAATAGACAAATACAACCACTTAATAGATGCGGTTAGGTACGCAGTAGGTTATCAATTACAAAACCCTAATAGAGGTAAGTATATTGTTCACTAACCTGTTGGAAAAAATTTTCGTAAAATTTTCGTAAGTTTTTTGTTTAAAATTTGTTTATAATTAAAATAAAGTTGTATATTTGTAGAGAACAAAAACAATAACAATTATGAAAGCAACATTAAAATTTCAAAACAACAAACAAGCTACAGAATTTGCAATGGCTTGGTCAAGAGCAACTACAGGAGGACACACTTTAGGCGATACAGATATAACAGTTTATAATGTAGATGAAGCAGGAAAAGAATTTATAAACAACTATATAGCTAAATTAAACAAATAAATAAAATCAAAACAAACACAACACCCTTGCAAAACGCAGGGGTTTTTTTATGCCTAAAATTATTTAAAAACGTTTATATATTAATAAGTACAAGTATATGAATGTAAATTTAAGAATACCGACAACCCTAAATGAAATAACCTTAGGGCAATATCAAGAATATGCAAAGTTAGAAGGACTAAGCGAAACAGACTTACAACTAAAGACCATTGAGATATTTTGCAACGTGCCACCAATAGTGGTGCGCAATATGAAAGCCACAGACATAGTAGAGATATGTAGTATCATTAGCGGTATGTTTGACACTAAGCATCAACTAATATCTATGTTTAAAATGAACGGTGTTGAGTATGGTTTTATCCCATCGCTTGAGGATATGAGTTTTGGCGAGTATGTGGACTTAGATACCTTTATTGGCGATAACGATAATTTGCACAGAGCAGTAAATGTATTATACAGACCAATAGAACACAGACAGGGCAATAGATACACTATAAAAGAGTACGACCCTAACACAAGCGAAACAGCAAAAGATATGCCCTTAGATGCTGTCTTAGGTGCGGTTGTTTTTTTTTACAATTTAGGCAAGGACTTATCAGTAGCTATGCTGAACTGTTTGGACAAGAAGAACGAACAGACCTTAGCGGAGTATCTAACTTCACTGCCAAATGGGGGTGGTACAATTCAATCTATGGACTATCTAACGGCGATATTACAAAATTTGAACATATCACTAAATTAGGAGTACACGAATGTTTGACATTTCTAACATACACTAAAGAAAAAAACGAAATAGAAGCAAGACAAATTAAAAGTAAATTCAAATGAGCCAAACAGGAATAAGAGGATTTTACCTATTAACAGAAACGATTAAAGACCAACTACTTGGCGATGTAAATGTAAACACCGTTACAACAGGCGACATATACGACATTGATTTAGCTAAACAAAGTATATTCCCACTTAGTCATATAATCATAAACAACGTAACAACACAGGAACAGGTACTAACGTTTAACATTAGTATTTTGGCTATGGATATAGTAGACGAGAGCAAAGAAGCTACAACGGATATATTTAGGGGTAATAACAACGAACAAGACATACTAAACACACAGTTAGCAGTCTTAAACAAATTAGTAATGGTGCTTAGAAAAGGCACACTATATACAGACCAATACCAATTAGATGGCGATGCAACATTAGAGCCATTTTACGAAAGGTTTGATAATCGTTTAGCAGGTTGGAGTGCAACGTTTAATGTGTTTGTTAAGAACGATATTGATATATGTGCGTAAAAAAGGTTGTATATAGACATAGAAGATTAGATGATAATTCAATATTTTACATTGGTATAGGTAATAGTAAAAGACCGTATTGTAAACACGGAAGAAATACGCATTGGAATAGAATAATAAAAAAAACTGATTACAAAGTAGAAATAGTAGCTAATGATTTAAGTTTAGAAGATGCTTGTGAATTAGAAATGTTTTTAATATCAGAATATGGTAAAGAAAATTTAGCTAATATGAATGATGGCGGAGATGGTCAATTTAATCCTGATGAATTAACAAGATATAAAATAGGTTCTGCTAATAGAGGGAAAAAATTAAAAAAAGACCATAGAGATAAAATATCTAAATCTAATAAAGGAAAAAAACACAATAAAAAATCTTTATACACTATGAGTTTGAATAGTGGTGTTTCAAAATGGGTTGTTGATTTAGAAACAGGAATTTTTTATCATTCTTTAAGATATGCTTGTAATGTTAATAATATAAAGTATAATGCAGAACATTTACGAATAACAAGATATAATAAGAATTACAGATTTAAATATTTAAAAGAATGTTAGCAGATAAGTATTTAAGGGATGAACTAAATAAGTTTGCTAAGTATGTTATACAACAAAGCCGAAGCAACTTAACTAAGGGCAAAAAGAACGCTTCTAAGGAACTTTATAATAGTTTAGGTTATACAGACCCAACAACTAAAAATGGGGTTACATCTTTTGGTTTTACGATGGCTGATTACGCTATGTTTCAAGATAGAGGTGTTAAGGGTACAAAATCTAATTATATAGAAAATTCAAAAAGCCCTTATAGTTATAAATCAAAAGGTGGCAAGAGAGGATTAAAGGGTATGCCACCACCAAGAGCATTTGATAAGTGGATTGTTAGAAAAGGATTAAAAGACATTAGAGACAAACAAGGTAGATTTTTACCAAGAAAAACTTTACAATTTTTAATTGCTAAAAGTGTTTTTGAAAAAGGTATAAAAGCAAGTATGTTTTTTACTAAGCCATTTGAAGCAGCGTTTAAGCGTTTGCCAGATGAATTAGTACAGGCATACTCAATAGGATTAGAGAAACAAATACAACTGAACATAAAGAAATGAAAATAAACGCAAGAAGCCCATACTACATAAATATAAGTGCTACAAACTTAACACAGGTAGATATGGAACTATATGTATACACAGGAACGCAAACAACCGATAGAAGCAATTTGTTTCAATTATCATCGTTTGCAGTCAGTAATAATGTAACTTTTGAAATAGGCGAGATAGTAAGGGATTATATACTACAAACTTTTGATGGCGATTATTCAAGCGCAAATGTGTGGGTTGATTACAGAACTAAGAACTATATACAAGGTAGCGCAGGAAGTTTCACAAGCTACACACAATTAACAGGTTTTGATGGTTATGGTTATTATGAGGACGAGGCAAACCCACAAAACGATAGTGGGTTATTACAGTCAAATACTAAGATATTAAAGTTAGACGATGCACCAGCGGTTATTCCTGTTGATACTACAAAGACCACACAAGTAACATACGAATTAAACGGACAGCAAGTATACACAAAAGCGGTTACAAGTAGCACAGAAAGTGATGAGCAAATAGAATACGTTACAAATGGTGTTAATGGTGCAGACGAATACGAAAACAGAGTAATACAAGACGGTGGTACATTTGAAAATAGTGTTTGTTTGCAAGAGTTTGTAGATGACTTTACATTATTCGCCTTTGATACGATATACATAGACACTACTGATGGCGTTATTAAACTAACTGTAGACAATATTGAAGAATGCAAATACCAACCTTATAAAGTAACGTTTGTAAATAAGTTTGGAGCGTTACAGGACTTGTGGTTTTTCAAAAGAACAAACGAGGTGCTAACAACTAAAAAAGAAGATTTTAAGCGTAATATAATTGTAAATGGTGCTTATGATATAAGTAGACACCAACAGAAAATACTAACTAAGAACGGTACAGAGAAACTAACGTTAAACACAGGGTTTTATCCAGAGGTTTACAATGAGGTATTTAAACAAATGCAATTAAGCGAAGATTGTTGGATTGAAATAGAAAACAAAACACTTCCTATAAATGTAGCAAGTAGCAGTTTGAATTATAAAACACACTTAAACGACAAGCTAATAAACTACACAATAGAAATAGATTTTGCGTTTGACACGATAAACAACATACGTTAATGCAGATAATAGAACTTTACAT